GGCTAATATTTCTAATACTTTGTGAACTATAGTTCCTTTGTCGGCTTTTTTATTCGATGGACTACGATGGCCGAGAACATATTCAATAAAATATTGTTGCTCGCACATACAGTGAGTGCCATAAGAACTACTTCTTAAGTATGTGATTATTATGATAACACCTCTTTCTTTTTCAAAAAATTTAGCACAGCTTTATTTTGTTCCTGAATAGATAAGTTTTCGTTATATATAACAAGATCGAAATTACTTGTAGGATACATAACTTCGTCTAATGCTACTTCACTTTCGTGGTTAGAGTTATATGGATTTCTTGTTAATTTGATTACTATTCCTCCAGAGTCTTTAATCGCCTGAACCTCATTAGGAAAACGACAATCAGCTATTATGGCTAATGCTGGCTTTTCTTGTGCGATTTTTTTGATGGTAGCACCAGCCCACACATCATTTTTCATTTTTCTAAAAATATCAGTTCCAACAAACTGCATTACTTCTCTGGCGGTTAATTTATTTCCCTGCCATTCTAAATCCGTAATAGCATTTTTATCTATGTCCTCTCCGTAGCACTGGTCATATGTTAGACCCAAAATATTCATACATATATCTTGTTTAAGAGGATCTGCAAAATTGTATATTTTGGCTCCATTAAAAGGACTGATAGCTCCATTGAAATATTTTTCTACAAACTCTGAACAGGTTGTTTTACCAGACTGTTTTCTTCCGGCAAATGATACTATTTTAGTCATATTACTTTCTCTATATATGTTTTAATCTCATTGTCTATCTCTCTTGATGTCATCTCTGCTATATCATTTTTAGATATATTTGGAATAAAAACTCTATAGGTATTTTGACACTTATTTTTTATTTGCTGGGCCGCTTTTCTTCCTGCTTCATCATTGTCTGTAAGTATAATTAGATTCATAGCTCCAGAAGAATCAAGAATTATTTTTTGTCGATCACTTAAAGACGAACCAAATATAGCTACGCTATTATAAATATTGTTTTGTTCAAGCCTCCACACATTACCAGGGCTTTCAACTATAATAGCTGTGTGTGTTTGCAGTATATGATCTTTTGCAAACCAAAAATTATATAAACAGTTCTGGCTCTTAAAGTCCGCACTATGTTTCCATTTTGGAAATTTATATAATGCTTCTTGATCTGGGCATTTAGATATAGGATTGTGATAAGAACCACAAGCATTACATTTTTCAAAAATACTTCTACCAGTGCAACCAATCATGTATTTATAATTAGTGTCATAAATAGGAACAACAGCACGATTATACATGGGTTTTTGTTCATTGTTACACAGTCCTACGTCATATTTGATTAGTGTTTCGGGCGAATAGTCCCTGCTTAGATAATATGTTGCGGGAATTTCTATTGCTTTGACCACTTGACTTCTTGTAATTTTTGATTCTGTATTTTCCTGTTTAGATGTTATATAATTCACAACATTTGTAAAACTTTTTTTGTCCCTATCTACTTTGGATATTTTTATGCTTTTTAAGTCTTTTTTTAAAAAGGCCAAGCAATAGTCCAGTGCTTCATTAAATGAGGCAGCTTGATCTCCTGGTTCTTTCCATCCATATTTGGTATTAGATATAATACCCCTAATAAATCCTATAATAGAAGACTTAAATTCATTTTCGCAATTATGTGTTCTACACTTCCAATTACCTCTATATGTTTCACCATCGGGATATATATTAATAGCCGATGGGTTGTCCCCTCCGTGAATGGGGCAACACATAGTAATCATCTTAGGATTAACTTTATGCTCAATTTCAAAGTGTTCTAAAAGACTCTGTATGTTGTCACATAACTCATCACAAACAACCTTTAGCTTTGCTTGATCAGGCGAACGGTATTTCTTGTTCATTGTTTTCATCAACTATAAATCCTTCATCGCTGTTATTTCCGTTGTTAACCAATTCAAACCGAGTTTGACCCTCTGTTATTTTTCCACACCAGCCCTTCATGTAACAATTAATATAGTCATTATCGTCAAGACCTCCTCCGTGACGACTAACTAGTGGTAATAGTTTTCTATTTCCGTTCGTAGGACCATCTTCTGCTATTTCTTCATCTGATTTACGCTTAAAGATTGTGAAGTTGCTACATAGCCATATGATTCTATCTGATCCGCTTGCTGTGTCTGTGCTTTCTTTTGTTATGCCGTCTCTGTTTAGCTGGATAAATGCAACAATAGGAACTTGATATCTAACAGCAAAATTATGCAGGCTGGTCATCATGAAGCCTAGCAACTGATATTCTTTTACATCTTGACTCATTCCCTGAGTATCCATTAATTTTAAATAGTCATAAAATATCACACATGGCTTGGCTGTACCGTCATCATTAAGACCTACCTCTTTTAGCAGCCACCTCCTCATGATAGCTAGTTGTTCTTCGAATGGTTTACCAGCTATACTCTTATAAAATATTCTAGTTGACTTAAGTTCATTTGCTGCGTTTAAAATTTTTGTTTTCTTGTCTGGTGACTCTGCGAATTTTCCTGTTTCGATACTATTTATTTCTATTTCAGTCATCATAGCTAAAACCCTATTTATATGATCCACAGTGTTCATTTCTGTATCCATATTAAGTACTGGGATATTATGTTTATTTGCTATGTTAAAACCAATATTATCTGATAAAAGAGTTTTACCTGTCTTGGGTCTGGCTGCTATTACATTGACTGTTCCTTTTCTTAAGCCTCCTCCGATAGCTTGATCGTATATGGGAAATCCTGTAGGGATACCGATTTGATCTAGTTTATTTTCTTCTAGACCCTTTATATAATCATCTATATCCTTGCTAATAGGAATAGGGTTATTGTCAGTATCATTTAGAAGAGAAGAAAAATTAAATACAGCATCTTCGGCCACACCTAGAATGCCAGCAATTGGCTCGGTTCCGGTAATCTCTAACAGCTTATCCTGAGCCTGTTCCAATTGTTTTCTAAGTAGTCTAGCTATTTCTAGCTTCCTAATTTTAGCAGCAAACTTTCTAACATTTTCTATGCTCACAGGAAATTCTGTGATAGCCTTAAGATGCTGCGCTTCTTCTTTTTTAGATAGAATATGAGAAACGCCTATCTCTTGTGCTACTGCGTAAATAGATGCGATGTCTATTTTAGGCTGTTGATTATTTTCGCATACATGTTTTAGGCATTTATATAATAGAGCATTGCTGTCGATTGTAAAAGAACTTTCTTGTAAGATGTCTGTTACATCCAAATAAGCATCTTCTCCATACTGATAAATACCAGCTAGTACAGCACGTTCCGAAGCCGGATCACAAAGCATCATTCACCCCGCTAAAATAGAACATTTATTACACTTGTATCTTTCTGTTGACTCTATAAGACTAGGATTTACCACAGAATCACGACCACAAACACGACACCTAACCTTGATAGGATTATATTGTCTACTCCGTGCTGTGGGAGGTAGCTTATTAAGCATCTTGTCTATTGCTACGTCATCTTTATGCATACCTGCTTCTCTCATATTTTCGAATAGGTTTTTACTCTTTTTCTTTTGAGAAGACGGCTTGGGTTTAGCTTTTTTCGCTTGTTGTTTCGGCTTATCATGAATTTCTTGATCTTCGACACTATCGTTAGCCAAGCCCTTTTGAAGTATTGCTATAAGTTGTTTTATGTCATCATTATCAAGACCCATGTTTCACCTTGTTTCTTTGAATAGATAATAAAATATCCGATAAGTTTTTGGTACAGTTTGCTAAGTATGATAATCTATCTGATCTTTGTTTGGCAAATTTTTTAATATTATTTAATGAAAACGCTTTTTCGTTATGCTTAATAGCCTGACCAGATTTCTCTAAATATCCATATCCCTTATAGTTATTTATTTCGTCTGCTATAGTTTCTTTAGTAGTTTCATCTGCCCAATTATATCTAGCAAGTTCTCTATTAATAGTTCTCTGAATATGAAAAGAAAACTGACCTAACCGATAAGATATCTGAGCACAGTCTTCTGGGCTTAATTTTTCTAGCATATCACGAGTCATAGTCAAGTATTCGTTGAGTTCTTGCTCGGGCAATATGTCTCCGTGATATTTAGGTAAGCCTATAGATTTTTCGTATTCATCCAGAATGTCGTCCCAGTATTTAAGTTCTTCTTTAGAGTTTTTATTCATTTATAATTCTCTGTTTCCATTGACTGACATCTTCAAAGTGAGGTAAGACTATATGTTTTATGTTGTTTATAGAACACCATTCTTCTTTTTCTCTATCTCTTTTTTGGGATTTTAAAAAGCCTAGCATATTATTATGATAAAAACCAACAAACTTATAGTGTTGTTCTCCATGAACCTCCACTGTTAAATTTTTAAGAGGTAGATAAAAATCTAAATAGAGTGTTTCTCTTTTTCTCAAAGGAATAGATACTTCTTCCAATAGTTGCAGTGTTGGGAAAACCTCTTTTAATAACTGACGAGCTACGAGATGGTGACTTGACTTATTAGTAGTTTTACCACGAGCTATGTTACCTGTCAAGTGCCACAGATGAGAATTTCCATCCAAATCTTTTATGTGCATTTGATTCCTATAGTATCCTTTATAGACTTGACCAACTCTTCATATGCTTTAGGATTAGCTAGAAGAAAATTTCGCACTTTTTCTGTACCTTGAAATTTAGGCTTATCTTCTAACATAGCCATAGTATACCAAGCACCACCCTTTTGGATTAGGCCCATATCTGACGCTAAACATATAGCCTCCATATACTTGTCTACACCTTGACCATATCTAATATAGCTAGTAATTTGTCCTCCTGGAGGTCCAAGTGCGGAGCAGATTACTTGCCACTCTATCTCTTGGCCTATTTGACTACTATCGGCACTTAAAACCCAAGGCTTGAAAGTTTTTGCCCTTATCTTAACATCTGTTTGATATGCAATAGCCTGACCGCTCTTCTCCTTAAACTCTGCACCATATCCTGTGGGATTGCCCATAAGATGAGTTATTCCAATAACTACATTTTTGTTGACTGGAATAACGTTGGCTACTTTTCTACAAAATTTGGCTAGTAATTTGGCCCCGTCTGCTCTTTGCATTTTATCCATTTGGCTTGTAATTTCTGCTTCTGTACATAAAGCAGAGTATGAGTCTATGATCAGTACACATCCTGGCACTTCGTTAATAATCTTTTCTCCTATTTGGAGATATTCTTCTGCATGTAATATTTTTCCTTGTTGACTACCTATAACGTGAAATTTAGAAAGATCTAATCCCGGTATTCCTTCTAGATCTCTCTTCTTCAATCTACCTTCGATATTTAGGTAGTACACTTCTCTGCCCTCTTTAAAGGATGAGTGTGCATATTCTTTCTTTTGTGCTGTTGCCGCGAAGTCTAATGATGTTGTAGTTTTCCCACATTTCGGCTGTCCTGTAAACACAACAAAACTACCTTCCGGAATACCCCCATTTAATATAATATCTAAGGAGGGGCTAACCGGTATTACAACACACTTGCGATCAACCACCGCTATGCCGCTCAATATAATATCATCGCCAAATGTTTTAGTGACATCTTTTTTAATAGTCATTATCAATATCCTTTAATTTAGACAGTATGTTCTGTTTACCTGTTTTCTGAGAAGAAAACTTAACCACCTCTGGTCTTATTAGATCTATGGTTTTTTTGGTGTTTTCTTGATCAAGCTTTGTCTGCTCTAACTCTATTATCGGAATCAGGTGGGGTGCTCGCAGAGAATATATTTTTGCTGCTTTCGGATTCTTCAAAGCTCTTATTATTACTATTGCACTGTATTTTGCTAGTAATTTATGAGCTGATCCAATCTGATTCCTGTAGTAAGATGACCATTCCTTACTTAGCCAAAATCGATAATGTATATCTGTTTTATCTTTTTTAGCTTTATTTTCACATATGATTTCCGTAATATACTGAGCTTCTGAAACTTCCTTACCGTTCGAGTATTTCGATATGTATTTAATCATTTGGCCTATAGATAGAGTTTTTAGCAGTTCTAGAGATTGTGGGGCCTAGCTTCTTTTTGAATTCATCGTTTAACTGAGATGCGCCCTCTGTCATAATGCTAACATTATTTGTTTTCTTATTAGAGGTATGACGAATCATAAGGTTTTGACTCTTACTCATTTTTTTGGGCTTGGGCTCTGGCTTAATAGCAAGTATACCTTCCACCACAGCTTCTGCAAGTCCTAACTCTAGTGCTATATCTTTTATTGAAACGCTAAGCGTATCATGTAAGTACTTGACAGCGTATTCATTTTTTTTATCGGTTTTTGTTTTTGCCATTAGACCATCTCTCTTTCTGCATTGTTTAGCCACGCTAGATTTTTACTACTTAAAAAGTTAAGATACATATCAAACACTTTTTGATTTACTTCTTTAAACTCGAACTCTTTACGTCCTATTTTAGCCAAGAATTTTTCGTTCTTACCTTCGCTAAACATACCCATAGGATTAAAAATTTTGCCATATGTTCCAATTTTAATATATAGTTTTTTGTTAGTGTTCTTTGTTATTTGTTTTGCAACGACCCCTAATTTTTCTTTTTTTGCTCGTGGTCTTTGATTGTTATCAATAAAGTCGTGATCTCCGAGTATTGTATAGTATTCTATATCCTGAGACGACAAGTCCTGGGTTTCTTTTTGAGAATCGAGAGTAAAAAGATAATTGTCTGGTTTCATATAATATCCTTTAAGATGGCCACTTAGGTTTTGTAGGTTTTTTCATTCTGCTCATACCCCTCGGTAAATCTTTTGTTTCTTCTGGTTGCTCTTTGTAAGAATTATGTTTTTGATATAGATGTGCTTTTTCGTCCGAACTCATTCTTTCTGTATTTCTTAAAGCCAAATCTCCTAATGT